TCGGGTTATAGGACGTGTTGACCGATATCCCCTGGTCGATGAACGTTTGCAACACTGAACAGATTGTGAGATAACCTTCGGGACTTTTCTGATCCCAAAGTAGGTCATACTTGTTCTTGAGTTTCCTAACCTCGGGGACCACTTGCTTAAGAACTCCATCCTTGCTCTGCTTAACGGATACAAGCGACCTTGGTGGCTCGATTCCATTAGTCGCATTGCTAATCTGCGCTGATGTCTCAGATGGCATAAGAGCCATGAGGGTAGAGTTGCGTATTCCGTACTGCTTCGCTGCATCAGCCAATTCTCCCCACGGAAGATTGTACTGAGGAGTGGCCAATTCATCAACATCTCTTTTATAAGTGTCAATAGGGAAGATACCCTGTCCATACTTTGTTTCTCCACTTTTAGGGCATGCACCCTTCTCTTTAGCAAGATCAACAGATGCTTTGATCAAATAATAAGACCAAGCCTCCGTAAATTCATGTAGTTTTCCCAGTCCACTACTATCGATATTTTGGTAAGATAGATCATTGCGAGCAAGCCAGTAAGCCAAATTAATGATACCAACACCCAGAGGACGTCTTGCCATCGTAGAGTTTTTAGCCGCAAGAACTGGATAGTCTTGATAATCGAGAAGCTCATCAAGGGCGCGAACAGCGAGAGTACAAGGGCGAGCGAAGTCAGATGGTTCACGTATTTTCCCCCAGTTAATTGCAGCTAATGTGCAAAGTGAAATTTCTCCGTTCTCATCATTAATATCTTTCAATGGTTTTGTTGGCAAGTCAATTTCGCAGCAAAGATTTGACTGACGAATTGGTGCAAGTTCCTTAACGAAAGCTCCGTGATCATTCGCATGATCAACATTCATCAGGTAGATTCGTCCCGTATCTTTTCTTTCTTGCATAAACGCACTGAATAATTCCACTGCTGAAATTGTTTTCTTTCGAATTTTTGTGCTTCGTTCTGCTTTTTCATAAAGCTCTCTAAACTTTTCCGTGTTTGTAAAGAAAATATCATAGAGATCAGGGACATCGTTAGGGCTGAAGAGAGTAATATTGCCACCAGTAAGTAATCGTTCATACATCACCTTATTAAATTGAACACCATAATCTAAACCACGAATGCGATTATCTTCTGTACCTTTGTTGTTCTTGAGTACTAATAGATCCTCGACTTCCAAGTGCCAGATAGGGTAATATAAAGTTGCTGCACCGCCACGGACACCTCCCTGCGAGCAAGACTTAACCGCACTTTGGAAGTGTTTGTAAAAGGGAATGACTCCAGTATGTGTAGTATCGCCAGCGCGAATAGGAGAGCCGAGAGCACGAATACGACCAGCACCAATGCCAATACCAGCCTTTTGACTAACGTACTTAACAATCGCGGAAGCTGTCGCATTGATTGAGTCAAGGCTGTCATCTGTTTCGATAAGAACACACGAGCTGAACTGCTTTTGAGGAGAACGTAAACCTGCCATGATAGGAGTAGGTAGCGAAATTTCAAAATTACTTGTTGCATCATATAGATCCTTTACCCATTTAAGGCGGTCAGCGCCATAGTTTCTAAACAACACCATCGCAATAAGCATATAGCAAAATTGTGGTGTTTCATATATATGTCCTGTCGAACGATTCTTAATTAGATACTTACCACGAAACTGTTCCATTCCAACATATGCAATAGAAAAATCACGCTTGTGATCAATATAGCCATTAAGAACATCCAAGTCAGCATCGCTATACCAGCTGAGAATATCTTTATCATAATACCCAGCATCAACAACATTACGTATATGGCTACGAAGGTCAGGAATATCGAAAACACCATAAACTTCTTTCCTTAGATGATAGTTTATCAAACGACCAGCGACATATTGATAGCCAGGAGTATCCTCACTGATAAGATCAGCAGCTGCTTTGATAAGAGTTTCTTGGATATCTTTTGTTTTGATACCATCATAAAACTGGATGTGGGATTTGATTTCTACTTCAGATTCTGAAACGCCATTGATTCCTTCGCAAGCCCAAGCAACCACCTTATGAAATTTGTTTAGGTCGAGCATTTCTTTGGAACCATTACGCTTCGTTACCTGAATAAGTGACATCATTTTCTTCTCCTACTAAACTATAAATATACCGTACTTTTCGAAAAAAGTAAACTAAAAAGGTGACATATGGACGTTAATTCTATATTTAAATTGATTTCAGACGTAGGCTTTCCAATCGCTGCTGCATGCGCGATGGGTTATTTTATTTTTCTAACAATTAAGTTTATTCTCGCTGGTGTGATGAGTTCCGTCAACAGTATGAAGGGTATCATCATTGCTCTGGATAAACGAGTTAAGACGATGAACCATGACGTCATACGAATCGACACTCTCGTCTCCAACGCCATGGGTGTTAAACCTGATGTTGACCGTATCGCCCGTGCGGACGGCAAAAACGATGCAAGAAGGGATTAAATATGGGTAATCTAGCTGACCTAATTGCAAAATATGGCTTTCCTATCGTCGCTGCTGGTGGTATGGGCTATATGATTTATTATGTATGGACATGGGCAACCAAAGAAATTAAACCAGTATTAAGTGATGCTAACGTTGTACTTATCGCTTTGATAGATCGTATTCGCATGCTTGATAATGATTTAATTCGTATGAACCAAAAAGTCAACGTTGTACTTATGCTTCGTGAGATGGAACAAGAAGAGCTTTTAAAGAAAGCTGCAAAGTTCCGTAAGAGCGAAGCCAAGTCATCAGCGCCTAAGAAAGTTATTGAAGAAACAAATAATAAACTCCAAGCTGAATAATTATTTAACAGCTTGTGTTTTCTTACCCTTCAAAGACTTTCTAAGAATTTTAATCCAAACTTTCTTTTCCTTATCCTTGTTGTTCTCAAGGATAGCCTTATAGAGTTTGGATACTAATTTATTTACTTTCATTTGCAAACCTCACAAGTTCTAGAGTTCCGTTATAGTGTTCAACGATTGCGGTACATGATTCTACCCAATCGCCACAATTTATATATTTTATACCATTCATTTCTGTCATATTAGCATGATGAATGTGGCCACAAATAATTCCATCGACGTTTTTACTTTTGGCAAAATTAGAAAGACTTTCTTCATAGTTGCCAATAAAATTAACAGCAGACTTTACTTTATACTTCGCCCATGCACTAAGAGACCAATAAGGCATATTAAACAATTGACGAGCTTTATTTATGACTATGTTTAATGAAATTGCTACATCATAAGCCCAAGAACCTACATGTGCTAACCATTTAGCATTTTTAACAACAACGTCAAATTGATCGCCGTGTATTACCAAATATGTTTTTCCAGTTGGTGATATATGAACAGTATCTGGTACAAGATTTATATTACCAAAAAGTTGTAAACCAAAAGAACGAAGAAACTCATCGTGGTTTCCTGGGATATAATATATTTCTGAACCTTTACGTCCTTTACGAAGTATCTTTTGAATTACGTCATTATGAGCCTGTGGCCAATACATTTTTTTATGCATTTCCCAACCATCAATAATATCACCAACAAGATAAAGCTTTTCGCATTCAAATGTTTTTAAAAATTTTAAAAGCATATCTGCTTGACAAGCTTGTGTTCCTAAGTGAACGTCAGATATGAATACCGAACGATACTTATTTACTGTTGGTTCTGAAGACGCCATCCCAATTTTCTCCTGGTGGGTTTTTCTTATATTCTTCTACTCTTTCCATCATCATATCATAATACTCTGTCATGTCGCCATCAAATGCATTACGTAATGTTTTGTAATAATGATCGAGCCTATCCCACTCTTGCTCTCTATAAAGTCTTATAAAGTCTTGATGACTGCGAGCATAGAGAGTGTTAAGAGTATTCCTATCAACAATCGTGTAAATGTTAACACCTTCAGTTTTTCCTTTCACGGCAAGACAGTCTAGCTCTAAGCATAGATACTCGTCTTTAACGTACTCATATGTCTTTGGACCAATCACTAGCTTAACGTGATATGGTTTTGATTGACCTTCTAGTCTTGAGGCCAAGTTAACAGAGTCACCGAGGCAAGTATAGTCGAAACGTTGAGAGCTACCCATGTTTCCGACAACGACAGAGCCAGTATTGATACCGAGACCCATACCGAAAGCAGGAATACCTTCGTTGGCGATCTCAGCGTTGAAGCGATCCAAGTCGCCAAGCATTGCAAGAGCTGTCTTAACTGCATGTTTTGCATGATCCTTATCGTCTAGTGGTGCGTTCCAGAATGCCATCTGTGCGTCACCAATATATTTGTCGAGTGTTCCGTTGTTATCAAGAATCTTCTTTGTCATCGCTGTCATATAGCGATTCATAATTTCAGTAAGGCCTTGAACATTAGATCCATAATGCTCACTAATAGTAGTGAAGCCACGAACATCAGTAAACATAATTGAAAGTTCTCTGGTTTCTCCTCCAAGGCGCAATAACTCCGGATTCTTTTGTAGTTTTTCTACAAGTGCTGGTGAAAGATAAGTTCCAAACTGCTTTTTGATTTGCAGCTTCAGTCTATTTTCTCTAGCAAAGTTATTATACGTCAGATGAAAAAATATTGCGGCGCAACTAAATATAATGTAGCTAGGATCCCATAGCTGCAAGTAATTCACAAACATATAATAAGAACCACCAGCAATGGAGAACAGGAATGTTACCAACACAGGCACAGTCCAGAAGACCGATATACGAGGCACTAGAATTAGCAATGTGCCTAGCAGGAATACTAGGAGGATTATCTCTAGCAGTTTACTCTCTGGTA